CCCGCCACACCCGCGCCGGCGGGCCTGGTCGTCTCGCAAGACACCAAGGCTCGCCGGTCATCCAAGCCCGCCGCTGGGGCCTCTGCCTCTACCAGCAAGTATGATGCCGCCGGGGGCCGGTGGGTGACCGTCCACGGCCACCCGGTCTACATCCGCCCCAAGGGCGGCGGGCATGAGGCTATCCGGGCGGGGGCGGCAGAGGCCCCCGCCATTAACCCCGACAGCCCCAGCCCCGGTAACGACGCCGTGCGCGACTGGGGCCACGGGCGCGAGGCTCTGGCCTTCTTTCAGGGCGGCGACCCCGACCTGAAGGGGCTGGTGCCCAGCCAGGCCGCCTTCGACAAGGACCCCGCCAAGGCCACGGCCCGCTTCTACGATGAGACCTACAGCCAGATGGGCGCGCGAGGTCGCGCCAAGAATAGCCTGGTGACGGCCATCAGCGAGAAGAGCGGCCTGCCCTACGATGAGGTCAACGGCTACGTCCGCGACTGGACCCACATCGGCCCCGACTACCTCAACAAGACCGCCATGCAAATGGCGGCGACCCAGGAGTTCGGCGGCACCCTTTCGCAGTTCTGGGCGGAGCCGCACCAGAACAACTGGCGCGACCGCCAGGACGCCATCAAGCGCGCCGTCAAGGACTACGGCCCCGACGCCACGGTCAACGACTCCCTGCCGGAGCACCTGGTCCTGCCCCATGAGCGATACACCCGGACCACCCTGGGCGAGGCGGCCAAGATGACGGAGCCGGACCTGACGCGGGAGCGCAAGTTCCTGCGGGCCATGTACGACCACACCCAGGCCGAGTTGGCTAAGTTTCCGGGCGACAGCGTCATCGCCTTTCGCACCATCAACGATGTGAGCGCCCTGGGCCGCCTGAGCGAGGACAAGCCGACCAAGGTTCGCATCAACAAACTCCAGTCGCCCATGGCAAGCTGGAGCCTGAGCGAGCGAGCCGCCAACGTGTTCGGGTCTAACCTCTTTATGGCGCGCATCCCCAAGAAGCGCATCCTGGGCACGGCCCGGACGGGCTTCGGGGCGCTCATGGAGGAGGAGTTCGTGGTGCTCGGCGGCAACCCCGCCGACACCGCCTGGTATCTCCCCGGCAAGGGCCGAGGGGACTGGTAAGGGGGAGCGATGCTCAGACCCATCTATCAGACCGGCGACCAGACCCTGTACGAGGACACCGAACGCCCCGGCTGGGGCGTGGTCTGGGACAAGAGCGCCGGGCGCGGCTGGCGGGGGGTGTATGTCGAGGCCGTGCTCAAGCAGCATGGCTACTGGCGACCCGTGACCGAGGCTGAGGCGGCGAGCCTGACCCTGCCCGCCGACGCCCCCTTGACCGACATGCCCGACAGCTACACCCGCATGTTCGAGCGCCCCGCGGGGCGAGACTCGTAGCGCGTTACCCCGTACCACCGCGAGGACACCGTCATGGCTCGCCGCGCCACCAAGCCCAAGACCGCCGCCGGTAGCGGGGAACACTGGGTCACTATCCGGGGCACCCACGTTCTGGTCGACGGGAGCGGCACCCCCGTCGACCCCAAGGTCCGCGACAAGCTGGCCGGCGACAAGCCCGCCGCGAGCGGCCCGACCCTGGCCGAGCAGCGCACGCGGCCGGCCGCCCCTATCGTCGCCGCCTATGACCGCCTGATAGACGAGGCGGACCCGAAGGCCGTCGGCACCCGCACCGCTGCGACCTGGCTGTGGGCGGCTCAGAATGAGGGGGTGAGCCTGGAGCAAGAGCGCGCCGACATCGGGGCGACTATCCAGGACGCCCTCGACCACTCGAAGGTGACGGTCCGGGTCTCGCCAACCGTCCTGGACAGAATAGTCGAGGCCGGGCGCATGAAGAACCAATTTGAGACCGGCACCTCCCAGGGCCTCTATGACCCCAGCCAGAGGCGGGCCGCCGAGGGGCGGCTCTTCAACGTGCCCTCGCGCCTGCCGGCCCAGGAGCGCCCCATCTACGGCTACATGGAGTCGACGCGCCCCGGCGAGGATGTCAACGGCCCCGACTATTACGGCTCGGTGCGGGTCATTCTCAAGGACAGCGTTCGCGCCCGGACCACCGTGACCATGCGGGACAGCCTGACGATGGACGTGGGCGACCGGAGCTACGGCAAGGGCAAGTACCTGGCGCGGGCGGTGCCGGTGGACCACGCCGACTGGACCATGGTGCAGGCCTCATCGGGCGCGGTCCGCGCCCTGGCCTATCTCACCCACGAGCGCAAGGCGGGCCGTCAACAGGACCAGGACCCCTGGTCGACCCTGACCGTCTATCGCTTCGAGGCGCAGGTTCACGGCGGGGTGAGCCTGGACGACATCGAGCGGGTGGTCGTACCCAAGACCATGACGGACGGCTACCCCGTGGTCAAGGCTCTCAAGAAGCGCGGCATCAAGGTTGACCGTTACGACCCAGAGGCCGAGAGGCCCCGCGACAACTGGGAGCTACAGAGGGGGGACTACCCGGAGCCGCCCTGGGGGTCTAGCGACACGGAGGCCGCCAAGTGGCTGAAAGATAAACACAAGAGCGTTTCTCCGCTACCGGCAGCGGAGAGAAAATCCGGCGTATGGCGCACTATAAATCACACGCCCGTGCTTATCGGCTCAGACGGCAAGCCGGTGAGCCAGGTGTGGCGCGAGCGGCTGAGCGGGGGCGGGCGCGAGCAGTTTGACCGCATCGAGACGGTGGACGCGGCCATGCACGGGGCGCTCTCTACGGCCATGACCCAGGGCTACGCCATGGACGACCCCAGAGCCATGACCGCCCGCGCGGTGACCACCAGCGAGGAGGAGCGACGCGCGGCGGCCCAGCGCCTCGACAGCGCCTACGAGGCTGCCAAGGGGGTCCCCCTCAAGCCCGGCCAGGACGAGGCCTGGGTGCGGCGCACGGCTGCCGTCACCGCTGCCCGTGAGAGCGAGCATGCGTATCTGATGGCGGCGTACCAGAACCCCGACCCCAAGACCAGGGCCAAGGCTCAGGCCGAGATGTTTGCTGCCCAGGACGCGGTCAGTAAGGCCTGGCGAGACTACCAGGCCCACTCCAACGCCGCCGAGACCATGGGGGCCATCGAGAAGCATCGCCCGCCCGGCACCGAGGTCGACCCCAAGGCCAACCTCGACATCCTCAAGCGGCAAGTCGTGGCCGATGACGTGCCCTCCCAGATGAAGAGCAACATCTTTGAGGGGCAGCTATGGTACGCCGACCACCTGAGTACAGCGGCCCTCAAGGAGCGCGTTGCCAGCCACAACTGGGATTGGGACGGAAGCGACCGGCCCGGCGTGCCGCACGTAGGGACCAGGCTGGACATATTGACGGTGGGTGGCTCGTTCAACCGCGGCGATAACGCCATCCACTTTAACCGGAGCGTGGAGGCGGACCCAGACATGATGCGGGGGGCCTACGTCCACGAGATGGCCCACTGGCTCAGCGACACGCCGCGCGGGTCCTGGGCGCAGTCGGCGGTGTTTGACCGGGCCACGGGCAAAAAGGTCAAGGTCTTGGGGGCGGGTGACGTGGAGCGCCAGGTGCTCGGCGGCGACGGGAGCAACTTCTCGGTCGACTACGCCCACGTCGCCTACCAGACCAAGGTCGGGCGGCGCTGGGTGACGCATAGCACCGAGACGGCCTCGACCGCCGTGGAGGACCTGTACCGGGACCCGTGGCATCTGGCCCAGGAGGACGAAGCCCGCTTCAAGCTGGCCGTGGCTCTCCTGTGGGGGGATGCGGCGAGTCTGGACAGTCTCATCGAGCCACCGGCGAGCGTGGCGAAACCGCGTCGGCGCAAGGAGTCCATCCTGGCCGACTGGCTGACGAAACGGGCGCGAGCCGCCCAAGGAGGACCGAGTGGCCTATCGTATCCAGACTCCGCGCGGGCCGGCGACCTACAGCCTAGAGAGCGACCGATGGACGGGGGACGAGCCGGACCTGGTGGAGGCGCTCAACACCCTCTATACTTTTGGAGCCTACGTCGCCAAGGGCGAGCGGATGAACGTGTGGCTCATGGTGAGCCTGGCCGCCGAGACGTTCCAGGGAACGGTGGAGGACAACACCCCGGCCCCGCGTCCGGGGGTGATGTACTGAGCGGACCCGCCACGCCACTGAGCGTCAAGGCCCTGGAGTGGCGCGCCCGCCTGGCGGGGCTGGCCCTGGCCCTTGAGGCGGCAGGGCTGGCGACAACGGAGGCCGTCAAGGCCCGCCGGGCCGCCAAGCCCAAGGCCACGCCGGCCGCCGGCCAGCGGTGGGTGACCATCCGCGGCACCCACGTCCTGGTCACCGGCGGCGGTGCGCCCGTGACCCCGACCTGGCAAGCGCGCCTCCAACGCAAGCCCAAGGCCGAGGGGGGGACGCCGGGGGCGACCGCCGACCCGGCGACCAGTCAGACCGCCCGGAGTGCCCAGGCTCAGGCCGAGGCCGACACGGCCCAGGCCCTGGTTAAAGAGGTAGGGCTGAGCGAGACGGCGGCGGTCGAGGCCGCCCTCCGCAGTGCTCCGCAGCGATTTAGAGGCAGTTATTTCTGGGCAGAAGAGCAGCGGAGCGCCCCGCTACGGGCAGCGGGTTAGGTCTTGACGAGTTAGCCTAATCATGATAAGATAACATCAGGCGCGGCCCCGGTCGCGCCCCCAACCCATACCACCCAAGCGCACGCTGCACCAAGCGCCTGACCCCCATCGGTCAGGCGCTTTTCGCTGTAGTGTCGGTGTCAACGGGTCACTAACGCCGCATCCTATCAATCATGCCAACCACACCCCGCTCCGCCCTGATTGCCGCCGGCCTACCCGCCGCCGAGGCTGACGACGTGCTCCGCGTCGTCGCCTCGCGCGGGGGGGCTTTGTGCAGCGCGATGGACCGCAACGCCGCCGCCTATGCTGGCCCTCAGCACGTCGCGGCGGCTCGGCGCTTCTGGTACAGCCTGACGGGCCGCCGGTCCCGCTACCACCGACTGCTTGACGCGGAGGCCCTGTGAGCCAGCCCCCCGACTACGAGGTGGTCGAGGCCGACCTGACGGCCTTTACCCCCGACCCCGAAAACGCCAACCTGGGCAGCGAGCGCGGCGCAGAGGTCCTGGACCACTCGCTGAGGACCTACGGGGCCGGCCGCAGCATCCTGGTCGACCGCGACGGGGTGGTGGTGGCGGGCAACAAGACCCAGGAGGCGGCGCTCGCTGCCGGGCTAGACCGGGCCATCGTGGTCAAGACCGATGGCACGCGCCTGGTGGTCGTCCAGCGGACCGACCTGGACCTGGACGGCGACGACCGCGCCCGCGCCCTGGCCTACGCCGACAATCGGGCCGGGCAACTCGGCCTGGTGTGGGATGTGGACCGCCTGCTGAGCGACGTGGCGGCGGGGGTGGACCTGGGTCGCCTCTTTAGCCCCGACGAGATAGCGGACCTGGTGGGCCAGGTGGTCAAGGCCGACAAGCGCAACATGGCCGACGCCGGGGCCGACACCGACCGCGCTGCCGAGCTACAGGCCGAGTGGGGCACCCAGGCCGGGCAACTGTGGGAGCTAGGCGACCACCGCCTGGCCTGTGGCGACTGCACCGACCCCGCGGTGGTCGAGGCCCTGTTCGACGGCGGCAAGCCCGATTGCCTCTTGACCGACCCGCCCTACTGCTCAGGCGGCTTCCAGGAGGCGGGCAAGCGCAGCGGGTCCATCGGCACTACGGCCAAGGTCCAGCTTATCGCCAACGACACCCTGAGCACGCGGGGCTACATGGCCCTCATGAAGGCCATGCTCACCCTCTGCCCGGCGGGGGTGGCCTACATCTTCACCGACTGGCGGATGTGGGTCAACCTGTTTGACGCGGTGGAGTCCAGCGGCTACGGGGTGCGGAACATGGTCGTCTGGGACAAGGGCGCGCCGGGGCTGGGGCAGGGCTGGCGCAGCCAGCACGAGCTCATCATGGCCGCCATGCGCGTCACGCAGCCCTTCGACCCCAAGAAGGCCCAGGGCAACGTCATCCAGTGTGACCGCACGGGCAACCCGAACCATCCGACCGAGAAGCCCGTCGCGCTCTTGGAAAAGGTCCTGGACGTGACCGACATGGCCGAGACCGTCTATGACCCCTTCGCTGGGTCCGGCTCGACCCTGATTGCCTGCGAGCGCCTGGGGCGCAAGGGGCGCGCGCTGGACCTGGAGCCGGCCTTCGTGGCGGTGGCCCTGGACCGCTGGGCGCGCTCTACGGGTCGCCAGCCGCGCCTCCTGGGGATGGCCAAGTGAGCAACGGCGAGGCCGCCGGCCTGCCCGGCTATGCCTGGGACGGCGCGCGCTATCGCAACGTCGAGACCGGGCGCTACGTCTCGCGCCGCCAGGTGCTGACCCTCCTGAAGGCCGTGGTGGATGAGGGCGAGGACCGCCTGCGCGCCCTGGCCCGCGCCACGGCCAAGGGCTGGATAACCCCGGCCCACTTCGAGGCCGCCGCCCAGCGGGTCCTCAAGTACACCATCGTCGCCAACGCGGCCCTGGCGGCGGGCGGCTGGGAGCGGCTGGACGTGGGGGCCTATGACCGCGCCGGCACCCTCATGGCCCAGCAGTTCGCCTACCTGGCGGGCTTTGCCCGCGACCTGGGGCCGGACGGGCGCAGCCTGAGTGCGGAGCAGGCCGCGGCGCGGGCCAGCCTGTACGCCGGGGCGGCCTACTCGGCCTTCTGGGAAGAGGACCGCCGGGCGGCCATAGAGCGAGGCCTGACCGTGGCTCGCTGGCGGGCTGTAGGCGACGACCGAACATGCGAGGATTGTATGGCGCTGGAGCGGCGCGGTCCCGCGCCCATTGAGACGTTCCCCCTCCCCGGCGATGGCTCGACCGCGTGCCTGGGCAACTGCCGGTGCGACCTTGTTTACGTGGAGTAGACCTATGGAAACCAAAGGGACTCCCGCCGTCGCCACCCGCGTCCACGATAGCGCCGGCATCATCGAGGCCTACCCGTCTATCTTCGGGGTGCGAGACCACGTCGGGGACATCGTCCACCCCGGCGCGTTCCGTAAGACCCTCAACGACCGCGCAGGGCGGCCCTTCAAGGTGTTCTGGTCGCACAACATCCAGGGCCTGCCTATCGGCAAGACCCTGGACGTGCGCGAGGTCGGGAAGGCCGACCTCGACCCGGCTATCCTGGCTCGCTGGCCAGAGGCCACGGGCGGCCTGCACGCCGCCATCCAACTGGCCGACACGGCTCAAGCCAAGGACATCCTGGCCCTGGTCCGGGACGGCGTGCTGGATGAGTTGAGTTTCGGCTACGATGCCGTGAAGAGCGACTTCAGCACTGAGGGCCGCCAGGTCAAGACGCGCAACTTGCGCGAGGTGCGCCTGCACGAGATTAGCGTGGTGGCCTTCCCGGCCAATCCCGCTGCCCGTATCACCGCCGTGAAGGCCGCCCTGACGGTCGCCGGCGGCGACGTAGACCTGACCGACCAGGAGGTGGCCGCCCTCCTGGGACTCCCGCTCAGCCCAGCCGATGAGGTCAAGGCTCTGACCGCCCTCATCACTCGGCTGCGGGGGCGCTTCGACGCTCTGGCTCAGGCCAGCGACGCCGAGGCCAGCGAGCCGCAGGCGGGGACCGTGATGTCGCCCGCCGCGATGCAACGCCGCCTGCGGACCTTGCGAGTGTCCCTGCCGGAGGCCTAGCGGCTTAGAGCCTCCCCAGCCGAGCCGGGACCGCGCTCAGGCGTGCCCCACTCACTGGCAGCCCCCATTGTGAGCGAGCCGGCCCTGCCCTCGCCCCCTCTTGCCCCGCACCGCGCGGGGCGGCACGCCAGCGAGGTATGACCACCATGTACAAGAAGCTCCTGACCGAGGCGCAGGCGGCTGCCACCAAGGCGGCTGACCTCATCCGCCAGTACGGCGACGACCTGCCGCCCGACATTGCCACCGAGGTCGACGCCCTGTTGACCGAGGCCGAGACCAAGCGCGACAAGGCCCACGAGGCCAAGCGCGGCGAGGACCTGGCCGGCCGCGCCAAGACGCTGACCGGCTACTTCGAGACCAGCCAGGGCGTCAAGGCCGCCGTGCCCGACGACGCCGAGGGCGAGCCGGACGCCGTGCGCGCCAAGCAGGAGGCCCTCATCGCCCTCCGCTACGGCGGCATCACCCCGGAGGCCAAGAGCCTGGCCCGTGACCTGTACGGGTCGGACTACGAGAGCAAGCGCCTGCGCCAAGCCCTGGCGTTCGGCAAGTACGTGCGGCTGGGCGAGCAGGCCCTGACCGCTGAGGACTACCGGCTGCTCAAGGCCGAGCCTATTCTCACCCCCGGCCAAATCAGCGAGGCCGCCAAGTACAGCCTGCCCCTGCAGGAAGTCAAGGCCACGCTGGTCGAGGCCTCTGACACCCTCGGCGGCTATCTGGTGCCGGAGGACTTGCGCCTGGACATCATCCAGCGCCTGGCCGGCTCGACCGTCGTCCGGGGCCGCGCGACGACCATCACCACCACCCGCGACGCCGTCGACTGGCCCAAGCTGAACGGCGGGGATGACCAGTACACCAGCGCGGTGCGGGTCACCTGGGTGGCCGAGCAGCCGACCGCTGGCACCGCCGCGACCAACCCGTCCTTCGGGTTCGAGCGCATCCCGGTCCACACCGTCATGGCCGAGACGTTCCTCAGCCGCAACCTCCTGGAGGACGTGGCGGTCGACCTGGTCGGCCTGCTCAGCCGCCTCTTCAGCGAGGCCACGGCCATCGATGAGGACTACCAGTTCCTGGTCGGCTCTGGCGTCGGCAAGCCCCAGGGCATCATGCCGGGCGGGACGCCCCTGACGGGCATCGGGCTGGTGGCCAGCGGCAACGCCAGCGCCGTCACGGCGGATGGCATCAAGAAGCTGAAGCGCAAGGTCGCGCGCCAGTACCGCAACAACGGGGTCTATCTGGGCAACTCTGACACCGCCCAGGCCATCGAGCTCCTCAAGGACGGCCAGGGCCTGTACCTGTTCGACCTGGACGGCGACGTGCTCCTGCGTAAGCCGTGGCTGGAAGACGAGTCTATGCCCGACATCGGGGCCAACACCTACCCGGTGCTCTACGGCGACCTGGGGGCCTACATCATCGTGGACCGCGTGGGCATGAGCGTGGAGCGCTACCTGGACTCCTCGACCGCCCGGTCGAACCAGGTGGTCTACGTCATGCGCCGCCGCCTCGGTGGCGGGCTGCTGGAGCCGTGGCGGATGAGCGCCCTCAAGATTGCCACCTCGGTCTAAGCCGAGCCTTCGCCCTTTCGCTTCTAGCGCCGGGGGGACCGCCCCCCGGCGGGAGGACCCTTGCCATGATGCTCATGGACATTCTGCACAACAACGTGGTCACCACGCCGCTGCGCGCCCCGCAGAACACGGTGGGGACCATCACCACGTCCTACGTGGACGCGGCGACCAGCGAGCGGGTCCAGTTCGCCGCCTACATCGGCAACATCCCCGCCAGCGGCACCGTCAACTTCGAGCTTCGTCAGGCCCAGTCGTCCGGCGGCCTCAACGCCAAGCAAATCACGGGCGGGTCCATCACGACCCTGACCGAGAGCGACGACAACAAGCTGGTCACCATCGACCTACACGTCCAGGCCCTGGACTTCGCCAACGGCTTCACCTTCGTGGCGTGCCGCTTCCTGGCGACCGACACGATTGTCGCCAGCGCCTGGGCCACGCAGTACTTCATCCGCCACGGCGGCGAGGCTCAGCCGGCCGCCTACGCCCAGCAAGTGGCCGTCTACTAAGCCACCAAGGGCGCAAGGAGCGCCTGCCATGCCTGACAACACCTACGGCCTGTCGAAGGTCTACGCCGCCCAGGGCGGCGAGCAGATGGTCGTGGCCGCTGGCGGCACCCTGACGGTGGAGAGCGGCGCGGCCTTCACGGTGCCGGGCGGCTACCCCCTGGCCGCCTCCAGCGCCGGTCACCGGGCGGTGTACGGCTCGGTGACGGTCACCGGCACCCAGACGGTCAACGTCGGCTCGGCCCTGGCCAGCGTGACGGGGTGCATTGCCACCCTGGGCACGGCGGTCAGCGCCACCGACCCCCACGCGGTTAGCGCCGTGCCGAGCGGCACGGTGGTGACCCTCTCAGTGTGGAAGGCGGACGGCTCGATTAGCGCCGCGCCGTCCCCCGTCCATTACGCGGTGTTTGGCCCGGCGGCCTAGTCGCCGGTCTAACCTCCCCCTCTCAGCGGCGACGGGCGGGGACCCTTCCCCTCACCCTCGCCCGTCGCTAGAGGGGCACGCAAGGAGCGTCCTGTGGGTGACGAGTTCCGAGTGAGCGGCCTGCCCGCCGAGGCGGTGCCGGCCAACCTGGCCCTCTTCTACGCCCAGGCCCAGGCCCGCGCCGGAGCCGGGCACTACCAGGCCAGCATGTACCGCGCGCCTCACCAGCTAGAGCGGCTGGAGGCGGTGGTCGCCATGCTGGAGTGGTGTGCGGGCCAGGGGGCGCGGTCGTGTCTGGAGGTGGGGTGCTGCGAGGGCGTGATGACCGCCCGCCTGGCCCCCCTATTCGAGGAAGTGGTGGCGGTCGACTTTACCCCTGAGCTACTGGCGGCCTGCCCGACCTTGCCGGGGGTGACCTACGAGCAGCACAACGCCGAGACCTGGACCCCCGACCGCCCCTTTGACGTGGTAGTGCTGAGCGAGGTAGTCGAGCACCTTCGGGACCCGCTGGGGGTGGTGCGACGCCTGGCGAGCCGGGCCGAGTGGCTCGTCGTGAGTACGCCGGTCAACGAGACCCCCAACCCCCGCACCTTTGACCCGCTCTTGCTCGGCAACGAGGCCGCCATCGGGGACGCCGCCGGTCACGTCTGGTGCTTTGCGCCGGGCGACCTGTTGGCCCTGGTTGAGGCGGCGGGGCTGAGCGTGATAAGCCAGACTTTATCAGGTGTGACTGAGATTATATGCGCGCAAGTGCCCCCGCTGCCGGTAGCGGAAAGCTCTGGCTGATTATCACGAGTCTAAACGAGCAAGACTCGATTGGAACGCTCGTAGACGAGGCCTTCTACCGCCTGCCCCTGGCCGGGGCGGTGGTGGTGGACGACCTCTCCACGGATGCCACCGTAGCCCACGCCAGGGCGGCGGGCGCGCGGGTGGTAGTCAACCATCGTCGGCTCGGCATCGGCCCCAGCCTGGTGCGGGGCTGGGAGTACGCCCTAGAGCGCGGGGCGACGCGCCTCCTTCAGATGGACGCCGGGGGCAGCCATGACGTGGTCGACGCGCCAGGCTTGCTCCATGCCCTGGACGCCGGGGCGGACGTGGTGCTCGGCTCGCGCTTCATACGCGGCTCGGCCTACGCGGGCGGCCCCTGGTGGCGACCGTGGGCCAGTCGGGCCATGGGCGTGGCGTGCTGGGGGCTGACCGGGGCGCGTTTCAGCGACTGGTCGAGCGGCTACCGGGCCTTCAGCGCCGACGCCGCGCGCCGACTGAGCCGGTGCTCGACCATGGCCACCATGCACGGCTGGCAGCTTGAGGTTCTAGCCTGGGCGGTAAGCCTGGGCCTGTCGGTGGCCGAGGCCCCCATCACCTACCGGGCAGGGCGGTCGTCTATGTCGCCCACGGTGGCCCGCGAGGCCGTTCTGAGCCTCTCCCATATCATGCACCACATTCCGCCGGCCGGCTCAGTCGGCGCGGCGACAGGAGAGACCCATGGCGCGGACGTATCGACGGGACGGTCGGGGCCGCTTTAGTGGCGGGGGCGGGAGCGGCAAGGTCGGCAAGACCGTCGCGGCTCGCCAAGCGGACCGCAAGCGCAAGGCGGCCAGCACGATGAAGGCCCAAATGCACGAGCGCGCCGCCAAGAGCGGGATGCGGGGTGTGATTATCCAGAACCTGCGATAGCAGGGGGAGGCCAGGGTGGCGCGACCACGAGACGAGCGCGGGCGATACGTGACCAAGAAGAACCCGGCGGGCCACGCGGCTCAGCCCAAGAGCGAGCCGAAGCCGAAGGCCAAGCCAGAGGCGAGCGCCAAGGCCAAGGCCGAGGAAGCGGCCCAGGCTAAGGCCAAGGCCGAGGCGGCAGCCAAGACAGCGGCCCAGGCCAAGGCCAGGGCGACGCGGGCGACCAAGGCCGCCAAGCCCACCAGAGCTACGGCGCGGGCGGGCAAGACCGGCCTGACCCGGAAGGGGAGCGGTTACCGGGTAAAGGGTAACCGCAACAAGGACTAGATGCCAGGCAAGGGCACCAGTCGGCGCTATCCCCACGGGCGGAGCATCAAAAATCCCGCCGTGTATGAAAGCCTCCGGCGCGAGGGCATGAGTAAGGCCAAGAGCGCCGCTATCAGTAACGGCGTGCTCAAGAAGGGCTATCGGAAGGGCCGCCACCATTCTGGGCGGTCCAAGGGCTAACACACCGCTGCGGCGGGGGAGGTGTCATGCGCGTGGTGGTCGGCAGCATCTTTCGGAACAGCGCGGGCTACGTGGACCGCTACCAGGCCCAGGTGCGGGCCTTGGCCCACCTACTCCAGAGCGGGGGCGACACCCTACGACTGGTCCTGGTCGAGGGCGACTCCACTGACGACACCTGGGACCGCCTGAGCCGCTGGGCCGAGGCGGGGACCGAGGCCGTGACCCTGGTCAAGCGCGAGCACGGCGGCCCCGCCTTCGGCTCAGTAGAGAACGGCCAGCGGTGGGCGCAGATTGCCTACGCCTGTAACGGGGTCCTGGAGGGGCTGACCGAGGCCGACGACGCCCTGGTCTACGTGGAGTCCGACCTGATATGGCACCCCAGCGTGATGCGCTCGCTCTTGTGGCACCTGGAGATTGACGGGGTGGCGACGGTCTCCCCCCTCTCTATGCACCAGGCCGGGTTCTTCTATGACACCTGGGGCTATCGGAGCGGCGGCCAGAGGTTCGGGCATCACCCGCCCTACCACCCCATGCTGGCCGGCCCCGCGCCCCACCCGGCGGGTCTCTACCCCCTGGACAGCGCCGGGAGTTGTATTGTCACCCTGGGGGAGGCGGCCCGCCGGACCCGGTTTGCCGAGCCAGAAGGAATAGTGACGTGGTGCGACACGCTGCGGGCAGCGGGGTTTCCTCACTGGCTCGACCCTAGTTTACAGGTCACCCACCCATGAGGGGGCACGGCATGATGCAAGAGGCGGCGGGACTGGTGACCCTACACCACGGCGACGCCCTGGACGGCAAGGCTGCCATTCGTCGTCAACTGGCGGCGTGTCGTGGCGACGCGGGCGACGGGCCGCCGACGTGGGAGGAGTGGGCGCGATGAAACCGCCTTACTGGACAGGAGGTTAGGATGAGCGAGGCAAACAATACAGTGCAGAACCGAGCCGTAAAGGTCGGGCCTATCGTCTATGCCGTCACCGAACACGACTGGCCGCCTGACAAAGAAGCCGGCTCGCAGGCGATGGGGCGGCACTTCCCAAGCGAGGGCAGAATACTGCTCTTGCGCTCCATGCCGCCCGGTGTGAAGTACGTTACGCTGTGGCACGAAATCATCCACGCCATTCTGGATCAGGCCGGGCAGGGCTGCGAGGAGGGCGCGGTCGATGCCCTGGCGCATGGCGTGGTGAGTGTCCTGCGGGATAATCCCATGCTCCAAGAGTGCTACGAGGAGTGGAGCCGGTGAGAAGCCATGTATCCTATTTGCGCTACGTCCTTCGTCACAAGTGGTTCGTATTCCGGGCCTGCCGCGTCTTGCGCGTCCCCCTATGGCGGGCCGTGCTGCACGACTGGGACAAGTTTCTCCCTGGCGAGTGGATGCCCTATGTGACCGCCTTCTACGCGCCGGATGGCTCGCCACAGTACAAGCCCACACCCGCCTTTGACCGGGCGTGGAACGCGCATCAGAAGCGCAATCGCCATCACTGGCAGTACTGGCTCCTGACCTTCGACCACGGCGGCACGGAGGTGCTAGAGATGGCAGAAACGGACGTTCGAGAAATGGTTGCTGATTGGATGGGCGCAGGGCGCGCGCTTGGCAAGCCGGACACGCGGGCGTGGTACGAGGCCAACAAGGACAAAATGATACTTCACCCGGCGACGCGGCGGCGTGTCGAGATGCTGCTGGAGGCGGCAGGCTAGATGCTGCTCTGCCTCGTCGCCGTCAACGGCGCGCTGCTGTTTCGCTACGACCCGATTGGGCGGCGCATCGAGAAGGGCGTGCCTGTGTTGCCGCTACTGGCGACGGGAGACTGAGGCCAGGGGGGACGCATGGCCTGGGTAGTGACGGTGCTAGATGAGGGGGTGTTGCCCGACCTGGAGGTCCACGTCTACCCGACGATAGACCTCAGAGACCACGCCCTGACGGCCTTCTGTTGGTGCCGGCCTCAGCCGGAGTGCGGCGAGGCGGGGCTGGTGTGGGTGCATCACGAGCGGCTGGCCCAGGCCGCCGCCCTACGGGTAGGGAGGGACTAGTGGCCGACGCCGACTATCTGTACGTGAGCGTCGAGCGAGCGCGGGCGGTGCTGGGGCTGAGCGACACCAGCGCCGACGCCCTCTTGCAGCTTGCGATTGAGGCCGCCAGCCGGCGCATTGACGCCTACTGCGACCGCCGTTTCTGGACGCCCACCCTGCCGGAGGAGCGCCTGTTCGACACCCCTGGCGGGGGCGTGCTGGAGTTCGATGTGGACTTGCACGCCCTGGACGAGGTGGTCAACGGCGACGGGACGGTGGTGGACCCCGCCGACTACTGGCTCCTGCCTGCCAACACCCGCCCCAAGTGGGGCATCCGCCTCAAGCCGACCAGCGGGGTGATGTGGGAGCTAGACCCGGACGGCAACGCCGAGCAGGCCGTGAGTGTCAGCGGCTGGTGGGGCTACAGCGCCAGCCCGCCGCCGGCCGTCGCCTCGGTCGCCTTGCGCCTGGCGGTCTACTACCACCAACGGCGCGCCCAGAGCGGGGTGCAGAGCGTTAGTATCGGTGACTACTCGGTCAGCTACGGGAGCACGGGCGGCGACGGCCTGGGCGACATTCCCGCCGGGCTGGCCGTGGACCTGGACCCCTTCCGCCGTCGCGTGCTGGCCTAGGGGGTAGGATGAGCGGCGACGCCCTCTTTACGAGCCTCCTGGTCCACCAGATGGCCGTGCTACGCGGGACCCTGACGCCGGACGGCTACGGGGGCGAGGCGGTCCAGTACGGGACCCTGACCGCCGCCGTGGCGTGCCGGGTGCGACCTGTGAGCCTGGAGCAGTCGGTCCTGGCCAGCTACATGGTTGACTGCGAGAGCGAGACCGACATCCGCGCCGACGACCGGGCCGTGTGGAACGGCCAGACCTACCGGGTCAAGAGTGTGGTGGACGCCGCCGGGGTGGGCCATCACAAGGTCGTCGCCTTTATCGAGCTACCCGGCTAGACCCTAAAGGAGCGCGCCTCCGTGCCTGACCGTCCTCACATCCTCATCTATGCCACCAGTCCCCTCGCCACCAGCGGCTACGCCAACGCCAACCGCTACGTGGCCCCGCGCCTGTGGGATGCCGGGTTCGAGGTGACGTGCTTCGCCTGGAATACCCAGCGCCAGACCGAGATAGTCTGGGAGCGCGGCATCCATCTTATCCCCGGCGGCGATACCCTCACCAGCGTTGACGTGCTGGCGGGGCACATCCAGCACTTCGGGGTCGACGTGGTGCTGAGCATCGTAGACCCCTGGATTATCGCCCCCGGCGACTGGCGGGCGGGGCACTCGGCCCGTATCGTCCACTGGCATCCGTGCCAGGGCGACCCGCCCGGCGCGGCCCTGCTCAACGCGGTGCGCTCGGCGGACATCGGCCTCAACTACTCGCGCTGGGGTACTCAGGTCATGCGCCAGAGCGGGGCGGGCAATGTGCGCTACGTGCCGCTGGGGGTCGACCGCAGCGTGTTTCACCCGGAGGACCGAGGGGAGGCGCGGGCCTTCATGGCTGAGAACGTCCTCAAGCGAGGGCTGGGCGACGCGCCCCTGGTAGTGACGGTCAGCGCCAACTCCTCGACCCTACCCATCATGCGTAAGGGGTTTGACCAGCAGGCCCTGGCCTTCGCGCGGCTGAAGCGGACCCACCCGGACGCCGTGTGGTACATCCACACCAAGGGGGATGGGCTGCCGGGCGGGTTCAACCTCGACCCCCTCATGCGGGCGGTGGGGCTGGTGCCGGGCCGCGACGTGTACTACGCCAACCCCTACGCCTACACGCGGGGCCTCGATGATAGCTGGATGGCCCGCGTCTACAACGCGGCGGACATCGTGAGCAACGCGAGCCTGGGCGAGGGGTTTGGCCTGCCTATCCTGGAGGCTCAGGCCTGCGGGGTGCCGGTGGTGACCACCAACTGGAGCGCCATGCCAGAGCTAACGGCCTACGGGCATGTGGCGGACGTGGCGGCCCTCCAGTGGGTGCCGGGCACGATGGAGCAGTTCTGTGCCGTGCCGAGCGCCGACTCGATTGCCGAGGGCTACCTGGGCATCCTGGCCGGCGCGCCCAGCCGGGGCAACCGCGAGGCGGCCCTGGCCCTGGCCGACAGCCTCAGCTACGACCGCGTGGTGACCGACTACCTCTTGCCCGCCCTGGCGGAGGTGGGAATTGTGCCCGTTCCCCGCGAGACCGATGCGGGGCGGGATGAGGATGAGGGGGACGAGGGCCGCGTCGCCCTGGACTGACTGGAGGAACCTGCGTAATGGATGAGGACCGCCGCACACCGCAGGAGATTGCGGATGCTATCATTGACGAGTGGGTGAGCCAGATGCGCTCCGACCGGACCCTGGTCCACGCCCTGGCCTACGGCAAGAAGGTCGACGTGACGCTGTGCGCCTTTCGGTGCAAGGCGGTGCGCGCCCCCTCCTACACCGTCCAGCCGTCTAGCTGAGAGGCCGCCATGACCGTCAAGTGCCAGGCCATTGTCGACGTGAAGGGCCTGCGAGACTTGCCGCCCCGCTACCGGAAGGCCGCCGACGACGCCAACCGCCTCATCGCGGAGCGCTGCTGGACCTACGCGCGGGCCAACATCCGGGTCGGGGCGGGCGACGGCCCCCATACCCGCGACACGGTCTACCTCCGGACCC